AACCACCACCGTTATTTGCTCTCTTCCATCCGTTGTAATCCCATCTCAATTGCCAAGCTGAACCAACTCTCAAGTCTCTTAGGATCTCTCTATCGATTTCCGCCGCAACTTGCTCAGACAATAATGCCGTAAGTTCTGCTTCTGCATCAATGTTATGGAATGCACTAACGTCTTGTGCCAATTCTGGCGACCAAGTAGCTCTTAGTTTTCTTTCCGTTACAGAAACCACAACCTCATCAAGTTCGAATGATACCTCACCCATTTCAGTTGCGAATTCTAATGATTCGTATCGTGACCAAGCCACAGTTAATCCTGTAAATGAAGTTCCTGTTGCAGCTCCAACATATCCGTCAAAGTTTGCAGAAGAACAATCGATACAAGCTGGGTGTGTAAGATCCAATTCGATTAGTAAACATCCATCAGCGTCACAGATATCACCGTAATCAACGATACCTCTTCCGTATTTCTGTGTTACTACTCTGAATGGTACTGTACCACCTGATGTAATAATTACACTACCGTCAGTATCTTCGATGTCTGCACCATCGTTTACTACTGATAAAGAAGCTAAGAAAGTTTCAGTATCCATTTCATTTCCGTCTGGTCCTGTTAATCTACCTGCGTTAGTAGAAGAGAATCCAGTTACACACATTTTAACACTTCTGAATGAACCATCAGATGCTAAAGGTTGTGCAGTTAATGCAGTATTAACTTTTTGTCCGTTAGCGTTAAGTGTAACACCATAGAAACCTGCTCCAGCAAAAATGATTTTCTTACCTTTAGATGAGTCAAATAAACCATCATTATAGAATAAGTCATATAGTGACTTCTCTAAGAATGGAGTGATTGTAGTTGCTGAACTACAAGCTGAAATAACACATTCTGGTAGTGATCCGTTAGCGGCACCATCTTTACCGTTCAAAGGAACTTGTGTAGATGATGTTTTTGGTACAAAAAAGAATAATTTTCCAATTGGCATGTTCATCGCTTGTACCGATACGATATCATTCGCCAATAATTTTGAGAATACTCTTCGTACAATCGGGAAAACTACAGTTTCAAAAGAACCTGACGAACCAGCCGCATCGGTAGATTCGTTAAGTAATGAAGAAGCTTGGTTTTCGTACAATTGTGCGATGTTCTCTTTTACGTGACCTTTTAAACCTTCTAGGAAACCTAGTTTGTTCCACTTAGAAATAGTTTTTGATCTAATTTGTTTTAGGTGTTCTAGTCCGATATTTCCGACTTCACCTGAATTTAATAAATGTCCCATTTTTTGAGTTTTTTATTTTTTTAATTATTATTATTTATGAGATTCTTCTCATTAAATCTTTAATTGCTGAAATCTGTGGATCTACATATGCAGTAGATTCATTTAGATTTGTCGCCTTTGAAGACTTTACTGTCTTATTAACTTTTCTTTCGACAGACTCGTTAATCGGTTGCTTATTATCCAACTCAGTCTTAACTGTTTTGTATATGTTTTTTGACTCTTTAATGGTCTCAGCATTATCAAACCTTTTAAGGATATCCATTTTTTCCTTTTTGGTTGTTGAATGCTCAGTGAAAAGTCTATTCACATACGCTAAATTAGTGTTGAACAAAGCTACTTCATTAAGTTTGTCTTTGAATACATTGAGTGCTTTCTTATACTCATTGTTTTTAGACTTCAACTCATTGTATTCTTTCATTATCTTATTTTCAGAAACTGTAGATGTTTTTGGTTTTCTGTTTACTAAAGGTTTACGAGATTTTCTAGATTCGTTTCTTCTACCCACTTTCGCCCCACTGTATCTTTGTTTACCAGCGAACTTTCTGTGTCTTTGTAGTCTGTCTTCTTCTAATTTCTCTTCTTCTTCATCAATGTATTCTCCTTCGTCCATGTCCTCACCTTCCATATGATAACCTTCTTCGTAATGTCCTTCTTCCATGTCTTCCATTTCTTTCATCATTTCTAACATATCCGAATCTTCATCCATTTCGATTTCATACATAACTTCGTCCATAGATTCATCTTCATACATTGAACCAGAACCACATTCAGAACAATACTCTTTTTCGTTCATCATTTCATCCATAGATTCTTTAATGTAATACTCTGCTCCAGTTTCGTTATCTGTTAAATGAATACCGTCACCATCTTTTACTACTTCTACTTCATCATCGTCAGAAAGTTTCTTAAATACTTTAACAACTTCGTCATCAGACGCACCTGTTAAGTCCATTACTTCTTCTCCTCCCATTTCCATATCCATAGGTAATTCTAAATCCATCTCAACGTCACCCATTTCTTCTTCACCTTCTCCAGCATCTAAGTCTAGATCAGTATCCAAATCAAGTTCAACATCATCAACTTCATCTTCATCAGAATCGACATCTAAATCTAATTCCATATCTTCCATGTCTTCCATGTCTTCCACTTCATCTTCATCTTCATCTTCATCAACATCTAAGTCAACTACTTCTTCTTTTTCATCATCAGACCCTTCAATAGCATCGTCATCCATTTGTTCAGAAACTTCTTCAGTTTCTTCTTCTGTGACTTCTTCGTCTTTTCCTTTTAAAGACGACTCAACGATACTTTCAAATTCCTTGGACATATGTGCCGCAAGCATTTCTTTCGTGTTGGCTTTTAAGGCATCTTCTAAAGACTTTGCTTCTAGTAAAGCCTCTTCGATGATTGATTTCTTTTTTTCAGCCATTTTAATTTTATTTTTTAAAATATTATTATTATTAACGCATTACTATGCGTTTAATTAATAAATATGCAATAAATCTAAAAAGTGTGTTTTTTTATTAATCTAATAGAAAATTGTTTAAACCATCTTTCAATATACTATCTTCTTTTTTAGTATTTGATTCTGACATTTGTTGTTCTTTAGAAGGTTCATCACTATATATCCAAGAACCTGGTGTTGATGGTGAAGTAACAATATCCCAACAAATTAATTCGAAATCATCTTGTACAATATTTTTACCACCTTCTTTTTCTAAAGAACCTACACCTCTAGATGATACACCAATCTTTAAACCTTTTCTTAAATAATTCGCTACTCTATCACCTTCACAAGATATGATTCCTTGATTTACGAATCCTGGTGACATAATGATTTCTAATTTACCCATAAGTACATTACCTTCCCACCATAAGTCTACCACATTATGTGAAATCCTACTTACTGCAACAATAGACGATTCTGGGTGATCCGCTTCACCTACCGCTCTTTTATCTTTAATAAGTTTAAGGTAATTTTCTGCTTCTCTTCTAAGTAATGCTTCAGGATATACTCTCTCGTTTCTATTTTCCACCCCATATTTCTGCATAACCGCATAAACTATCAAAGGTTCCTCTATAATAGGTTCCCCTTTTGATAGTTTTGTCATTTCACTAATAAAGTGTCGGTTATCTTTTGGAGAAATGTATCCTGCATCATATTCGATAAGGATACCTTTCTTTTTAATTTCGTTCTTCTTTAATATTTCCATAATAATGATATACTTTAATTATAAATATATCACTATGTTAAAAAAATTACTTTTTAGTTCTATAGAAAGTAAAAATAGAATTGTTTTCTAAACAGTCAGTTACTACATCTTTAATAATCTGTTTAGTGTTATCTACAATTCTAGGTTTATTTAAAGGAAGATACTTCTTTTGGTATAGTGTTATCTCACAACTCATAAAACTTCTTTTCTCTATAGATAAACCTGAAGTTCTCATATCTAGATCTACCATATACTTATGGTTGTGAAATAAATCTTTGTTTAAAGAGTTGTTTAGTTTTTGTTTTATTTTTTTTCTTACGTTACGTAAATAGTAATCGTAATTTAAGTTTTCATCTAATTCACTTAGTTGTCCCCACGCACATAAGTTGATGTATAGACTTTTAGATTCTTTGTTATTAACTGTCCCAATTTTAGTTTTGTAGTTGTCTAATAAATCTAATTTGATTTCTTTTCCTAATTTCATTAATCATTTCTTTCATTTTTTTGTTATTTTTAAAGTTTGTATATTACAATTATAATGATTGTGACGCGTAATGTCAAATTTTAAACATGAAAAAACCCACTATAGTAGCGAACTTTAGTGGGTAATATATTGTCCGTAGACAATAACGGTCCTAATCCGTTTTTTTAATAGTTTTATCCGCACTTACACCAAGGTGTACGACCCTTATATGCAACTACAAC